TTAAAATAAAACTGCACCCAACTGACTCGCTGCATCTTTTTGCATGTTCGGCAGTACATGTGAATAAGTATCCATTGTTGTCTTTATTGTAGCGTGTCCGAGCATCTCCTGTACGATTTTTGGATTTACGTTAGATGTCAGCAAGGTTGTAGCAAACGTATGACGAAGCCCATGCGCTGATATTTCAGTTACACCTGCCTCTTTAATTGCCCTCGCAAGTTGCTTATCTAACGAGTTAGGGTAGAGTAAACCATTTGTTTTCGGACTTGGAAATATTAGATTGAGATTATTTACTGGGCACTCAAACATCCATTGTTTCAATACTTTAGTAGTAGGTTCCGGCATTTGGATTGTACGGATTGAACTCTCCGTCTTTGGCATGTCTTTCAAGTAAAGCTTTCTTTGTGCATAAACTATTGTTCTTTTTATACTTACAATCCCCCTATTTGTATCTACGTCATCCCAAACAAGGCCGAGTAATTCCCCCTTTCTCATCCCCGATGTGAGGGCTAAAAGGAAGAGTACATAATAAAGTCTAGGCCCTTCAAAGGCATAAGCCAAAAATTTTTTCTGTTCTTCAACTGTCCAAGTTTTCATTTTAGTATTTTTCCTACTTAGTGACGGTTTTTTCACGAGCGGAACTGGATTTCTACTGATTATATTCCACTTGACTGCTTGTGTAAAAGCCTTACTTAACAAGTTCCCAATGTTTTGAACGTACCCAGCTCCATAAATCTGGCGAAGATCATTATAAAACTTTTGAACATGACTGGGCGATAAATCAATAAGTTTTAAATTTCCGATGTTCGGTATAATATGATTCTTTACAAACGCCAAGCGTTGCTCGTAGGTGTTTGGAGCGACTTCATACTTAAGTGTATTTTCCACGAAATCTAATAGGAAATCCCCTACGGTAAGTTTTGTTGGCTCAACGTAAGTCCCATTCAACAGTTCGGCTTGTATCCGAACTGCGGCTTCTTGAGCTTCTTCCTTTGTTCGAAAGCCACCCACCTCTTTCTGCTTACGTTTTCCTGTTGTTGGATCGGTGATATCGTATCGGTAATACCACTTCGCCCCACATGTGCAACGTTTCCGCTCGGGTGGGCACTTGCAATTACGTTTACGAAATGTTCCTGCCATCTTTCTTAATCCTCCTTGCGAATATATGTTCGGTTGAAGATATATATATATATATATATATATATTAAACAGCCTTGCGGCTGAGAAGCGCCGTAAGTTATTCGAAAAATTCTTTAATGCCCAATGGCTCAAAGCATAAAGTATAATTGTCGACTCTTACGCATAATCCATATATTTCTTGATAGCGCTTTAGAGCCTCTTCAAGAAATTCCTCAGTGATGTTGAGGAATTCGGCCAGCTCGTATCGGTTGCGGATACCTTCTTTATGGGCTTGTACAAATGATGATAATGGTAAGAGCTTTTTATGCCCCCAGGTTCTTGCCCGTTTTTCTTGCTTAAGATTTGAAATTGAATTAAGATTGAGTATATTGCCGCTGGTGGTGTTGTGGTGACCGATCTCTTCGGCAAGCGCACATGCCTTTTCGACTCTCCTTAATACTCTCTTGTTTAAACAAACTACACCATCTGCATACAGACCTTTTATATTTAAATTCATCGGCTTTTCATATACGTACACACCTAGTTGTTCAGCCTCCTTCAATAATGCCTCGTATACCATAGCCTCACTCCTGCTATTTTCTTTTAGAAAGTACAAATTTTTTAAATTCTTCAATCTCCTTCAGTTCTTCTTCTGTCCACTCTTTGCCGTCATGATGAGCTGCTATAGTATTTATCTCATTTGACGGTTCTCTCCCAAGAAGATAGTCCGTTGACACTGCAAAAATGTCTGCTAAATCACGTAAAACATTTCCCGGTGGGATAACTCTTCCAGCCTCATAGTTTGCAATATTTGTTCTTTTCATACCAAGCATATCGGCTAACTGTTCCTGAGATATTTTCTTCTCTTTCCTACAATTTTTAATACGCATCCCCATGAGTTTTTTCTCTTTTTCAAGCATCGAAAAACGCCCCTTCAAAAAAACGTTTATAAAAATGACGTTTAAGGGTTGACGTTTACAAAAATGACGTGATATGATGGGTGTGTCAATAAAAAGCACACAAGAAAGGGGGTAAACTAAATGACAGGTAGTTTATCTCGCAGACAAATATTCCAAGAATATCGTCGCCGATTTAACGTCTCCCAACGCCAATTATCAATAGACATGAACGTCAGCGAGAGTCATATCCGCAATATAGAAAGCGGAAGGGGGAACCCAGATGTAAAACTGCTCTTTAAATTAGCTAAATATTTCGAAGCCACTCCGGAAGAGCTTTTCCCAGACCTCGCTAATGTAGAAGTTTGTCGTTCTGTCATTATTATAAACCGTCATTTAAAATAACGCAAGTTTTAATTCCATATATTACAAAAAAGTTAGGAGGCAATACCATGAACCAACTACCTGATGTCTTAACCGTTCAGCAGGTAGCTGATTACCTTGGGTGGCACCGTAACACAGTATATTCCCGTTGCACAAGCGGAGAACTCCCGAGCTTTAAAAGCGGAAACAGCCGGAGAATACGGAAGGAAGCATTCATCGGCTGGATAGAAAAAATGGAAAGCGAAGGTGAGCACGGATGAATAAAATTGCAGCCGCGGGGTATGGCCCGTTAATCAAACGTGAAGGCAACGTATTCAATCAAAACGGTCAGATTCTCTTAGACAGTTGGGAAGTTGCGGAGTCACTTAGCGTAGACCATTCCCGTCTAGTCGAGGACATCTATGATTTGGAGGTTCCCGATGATATCTACTTTGCAAACTTTACACCGGATTTTGTTCGAGAAGGTAGGAAATTTATTTGGGGCTTCTATATGACACATATAGGTTACGAGCTTCTGGTTCGGAGATATGGGAAGAAGCCCGTTCGCTGCCGAGAGAGGGTCGCAAAATGCGACACGGTCGAGGAGGGGGTGCCTTAAAAACGTTAATTTCTTTTGGGATTATCTGATAAGCCTAAAAGATAGTCGGCTGATACGTCAAAATAATTGCAGAGCTTGATAAGGGTATCCGTATCTGGCCTACGTTGTCCTGATTCGTAGTATCGATAGGCTCTTAATGATATACCAGTATGTGATGCAATATCCCTTTGTAGGAGGTATCTGGTTTCCTTGAGATATTGTAACCTTTCACTTAAGTCAGCCATTTTAATCACTCCGAAAAATATAAAAAACATCTTTACAGGCACAAACGTACCTGTTACAATAAAAACATCAGAGGCACAAACGTGCCGATGAAATAGCGAGGAGAGGGTGAAAATTACACGCCTTAAGAAAGTGCGGCAGTTAAAAAATAAAACTCAAGAAGAAGTAGCCAAACAAGCAAAAGTAACAACGAGAAGTTACAGATACTACGAGAGCGGCGACCGTGTCCCAGACGTAATCACCGCTCAGCGTATCGCGTTGGCTTTGGGAACAACCGTAGAAAAGTTGTTTCCATATAAAGCTTAAAGTTAATTGTAACAAATTCCTATAGAAAAAGAAAGGAGGTGATCGAAAATGTACAAAGTCAACGGAAACATGAGTTTTGTCGAAAAGCAGCCCAATTTGAGCAAGCGACTGAGCCCTCGGGAGGGAGATTTTATCTTCGTTGTAAAGGTTGAGAACGGTACGCTAGTAAATTCTCAGGATAAGGAATTTCCGTTCACTTCTCGGACTGTCTGGGTTACGGCAGATAATGAAAAAGAAGCTCTTCAATATGTCCGAGATGGCTGGGGTCTTGTGGAAGAGCACATCTAAAATTTAAAATCGGAGGAATGCACAATGGGTTGCGATATTCATCTGTTTGTCGAAAAGAAGGTCAACGGAGTTTGGGAGGCGTTAAAGGGGATTAATGAACCCATGATCCAGCATATTCAATCAATGTTGCAGAACTTTAAAGAAAGTGGTGAAGATACATCGGGGTTTGAGGATTGGATTAAAGAAGAGCAGGAGGGGACGTATGATTTTGTCGACATTTCTAGAAACTATCGCCTCTATGCAACTCTTGCCGATGTTCGGAACTCTTACGGCATTGAGCCAATACACAGACCCGAGGTCTTCCTTCTGATGTATCGGCGGTGGTAAAAGAGCAAGCAGATATCTGGGGAGAAGACGGTCACGATCATTCCTATTTGACGATAAAGGAGCTATCTGAGTTCGATTGGAATCAGGAGACTGCACAGGCTCGCTGGGAAACGCCATACCGGCACGTACAGTGGACGGAGTCACTTAAGGACTGCGTGGATACCTTTTACACTTGGTCTATCCCAAAGCTAATAGAGTTGGCTGACGGTGATTTGGAAAGTGTCCGTATCGTATTCTGGTTCGATAACTAATTAAGAAGGGAGCTAAGGTTGAATGAAACAATTACAAGTATTCAACTTCACTGGGAAAGATGTTCGCGTGATTATGAAAGACGGTCATCCGTGGTGGGTTGCGAAAGATGTTTGTGACGTGTTGGAAATTAGAAATAGCCGTGACGCTCTTGGTCGCTTGGACGATGATGAAAAGGGTGTAGTTTTAACCGACACCCTTGGTGGAGCGCAACAATTACAGGTTGTAAATGAATCCGGACTCTATTCCTTAGTTCTTTCAAGCCGAAAACCCGAATCCAAGAAATTTAAGCGTTGGGTGACACATGAAGTGCTCCCAGCAATCCGTCAAACCGGAACATACTCGCTGTCAGCCGCCCCTTCGTATATGATCGATGATCCGATAAAACGGGCGGAGCAGTGGATACAGGAGTACAAAGAAAAGCAGGAGGCCCAAACGAAAGCCCTCATGCTAGAACAGCGGGTGGCCGAGTATGAACCGAAGATCACCTACCTCGATCGCATCCTCCAGTCTAAGGGAACGGTGACCATTACGCAGATTGCCAAAGACTACGAGATGAGCGGGCAGGCGCTGAACCAGATTCTACACGAGGAACGGGTGCAGTATAAACAAAACGGGCAATGGCTTCTATACCGTAAACATCACGACAAGGGTTATACCAAATCCGAAACAATCGACATCAGGCGAAGAAGTGGCGATCGGGACGTTACCATGAATACGAGATGGACGCAGAAGGGGCGCTTATTCATCTACGAGATACTGAAGCGACGCGGTATAGTGCCGGTGATGGATCGGGAAAAGAAAGGGGATATAGCATGAAAACAATTAAAGAATTTATTAATCCTCACAACAACTTAGAGGATGAAGGAGATTTGTTCCACGCAATTATGAACGTGTGTATTGATTTAAAAAAGAGTTCTATTGACCACACAGAAGCAGCAGTTCGTATTTCAAAGATTACAAATTATTTTTACAAAAAGAAGGCTGTCGATGCAACAACAACCTTCAAAATAACAATTTTCATTAAAGATGATGTTAACCATTCTGAACTTCTCCGAGAGACAGCCCTACAACTTGATCAGAGAAAACGGCAAAATATTCATAACTCGTTATAGCTTGTGGATTTGAAAAGGGAATGACGGTGACATCTTTTAAATGGAGTAAGTTTGAAATATTGTGATATTCAACTTTTTCAACTCCAATACTCTGCTCAAGTTCAGCTATTTCTTTGTCTCTGTGTCTATTGGCAAAATATCTAATATATTCTATTACTTTATATAGACCGCTGGTGTTATCAAAAGAAGGTTCATCGTCCATAAGTTCACCACACATCCTACACGACGAAGTCAAAATTACAAGTTTAGTATTTTTGCCTAATTGGATAAGTTCAGTTTCTCCACTTGCAAAGCTTTTAATAATTGAGCCGTATGAGTTAATAGTGAGGTCTTTATAGTCAATTTTATTTTCTAAGGATTTAAGATCCTTTACTTCATCATCCAATAAAGTCACCTCCTCTCTAAGTTAGTGGTAAAACTAATTACCATTTTACCACAAAGGAAAATATTTGAAAGAAAAAAATAAACGGGAGGTATTCCGAATGAACCTATCGACAATGCTCCGGGAATCCGCCGGAAGAACATCCGGCGTAGTCTACGCAACCGGCGTAATGAAAGGCCGCGAAGTTCTCCGCATGGTCGCAGACTGCCGGGCGCAGGAGACGATTCGCGTAACGACAGCTCGAATCCTCAGCGAAGGGAGTTGTTCCGATTGAGCAGCAAGCAACGTGCGGCAGAAGAGTTGTCCCGGATTTGGGATTTACATGGCGAGCTAGACACCCGGCTATATAAGTTGTGTGACGAGGGCATGTTGTTACACGAAGTGGCTTCGGCTGAGTATAGCAGGGTGAGCAATCCGGGGCTGAAACGATTCTATCACCGCGTCATATCACGAAAAAATGGTTACAAGATGACGAGAACGGAAGAGATGCGGGAAATGGCACGGGAAGCGCGCGAAAAATACGAGGAGGCGCTTGAACTCGTCGACGTGCTGAGTAGTATCGAACTTTACTGAGGGAATGTAGCCTTGCAAATTTTAAAAATAGGAGCGTGTGTACGAATGACAAACGCATTAAAATTTGATTCTAATCTTTTGCAATCGCCAGGATTAGTGGCTGAACTGGGCCCTAAGCGTCTGCAAGCACTGGTTACTATCTTAGCGCTACAAAACGAAAACAACGGAGTCAGCACGAATTACGAAGATGTCGCGAAAGGAATGGGCGTATCTACGGAGTCCGCGAAGAGGTGGGTTCGTAAGCTAACTAGAGTAAAGTGGAATGGGCAGCCACTTTGTGCCGCAAAAAGAGGCGTTATTAAAGCAATTAACCCGTTCGATCGAGGGTGACTCAATACTACCGTAAAATTTCCACGTTTTCGACGGGAAATTAGCGCGACTGGTCATCGGGTAATATATTTAGTCGCTTGATGCGATTAAGCGATTATTTACGGCAATTAATACGGCAGGAGGTTAGGCGTTCAAATGACAAAGGTAGCGGAGCTATCGTCGGACCTTGCAACTCTGACGGCTGAGATAAACGCATACAAACGGGTTGCGGGCGAAGCCATATTCGAAATTGGTCGACGGTTAAGGAAGGTTAAAGAAGAAAAATTAGCTGAAAAACAAGGAGAAGGCTGGCTCAAGTGGTGTGAATCGTTAGAATTTACGCGGCAAACAGCAGACAAGTTTATACAAGCATTTGAACAGTTTGGAGATGTGCGCGATGTCGCGCATATTCAAATGGGTAAAGTTTTTGAAATGATTCAGCTTCCTTATAACATTGATCGCCAAGAATTCATAGAAAATCCGCACACGGTCCCTTCCACCGGTCAGACGAAAACGGTCGAGGACATGACCGTCCGTGAACTCCGAGAAGTCAAGGCGGCATTGAAGGCGGAAGAAAAGGCACGGAAAGAAGCCGAAATGAGGGCTCAGAAGGCGTTGGAGAGAGCGGAAGTGGCCAAAGATATGCTACGGTCGAACCGGGAGCAGACTAAAACAGAGTATGTGCCCGATCCTTGGATTAGCGACCGTCTAAAACGGTATGAGGCGAGATACGGGGATATTGATGGGACCGTCACCGAGAGGGTATCGAATCATATTGAGGTTGACGGGGCAGCCGAACAATTTGCGGATGATGTCCAGACGCTTCTCCTTAACTATGCCCATCTTACAACGTTTAAGGCGTCATTTACGGGAATATCGGATGAGGCTTACGAGAATTACGTAACAAGCCTCGATGCTCTTAAAGAGTTTATTAACGGGATGCAGCGCGTTCTGGACGGGGCACCTAGAGGCAAAACGGAAGTAATCGATATTTGAAATTAAGCGCACTTATTGTTTTGGCGTGTTATAAAAGCAACCTACTGGGTAAAGGAGTGGTACACGTGAGGGAAACAAAATTTCGCTTTCTAAGATGGAGTTTTCGTTCTTATGAAGAGAACGGGGAAATATGGATCGTTGCGGAAGACGCTGCGGATATTTTAGGGTATTTGAATGCGGGCAGCATGGTTTCTAGATTAGAACCGTGGTGTAGTTATTTTCCCGACATGTGCTGGACGAGGATCATAAACTTGGAGGGGCAGAAGGTAGAGCTTATAAGTGAGTGGGCTTTTTATCAAACTATCTGCGACATAGGAGGACCACCACACCCGGAAGATTGTATGCTACCATCAATGACTAGTATCGTGGCTATCCCGCAGTGTTAAATCGTGGTACGTACCACGAGTAGGGGTACCCCAACATTGGGGCGACCTCTGATTGACGAATTGAGGCATCGTATTACCAAGTTCAAGCGTCTATCGATTAATTAACTATTAACCATTCTGACAAGTCGGAAGGAGGGTCAACATCACCATCCAAGTCATCCCAATCATAGTACCCAGTTACTTGGGTGTAGACGTCATCAGCAGCATCAGCAGCACTTAAGTAATGACCAACAATAATTCCATTAATATCTAATGCATAACGGCCTACATTACGATCAATATAAATTTTCATCAAGCCGACCGGACTTTTGTATGCGTACATCTATACGTCCTCCTCTTAGGATAAAATAGCACTTACTTAAAATACGTAGCATATTTAACTCAATACGGGAGTTATTTCGACTCCCATCCTGTTTTTATTTTCGGGAAACGAGGCGCAGTTACATCGAGAAATCGATCCATTTTATCGACAACCTCTACATGCACGTAACGTACGGTTTCGTCTTAGCATTCTGGATATTTGAGTATAGGGAGGATGCGACGCTGGCTGCGGCAAGAAATAACGCGACGGCCTCGAACCATGTAATCTTTCTTTTCGGTTTCTCTTCTTTTACCACGTTTATATTAACCGTCACATTTACGTTTTCTATCAGGATTTCAGCTCGTTCGACTGCGGATGATAGATTCTCGTATTCAGGCACGATCTCCTCAGGTATAGGTTCCTGAAAAGCCTTTAGTTCACGTAGATTGCTCAACCGGCTCGCTAACTCTGACCATGAGCTAGATGTAGTGGATAAAATTTGGCTAATTCTGCACCGCACTTCTTCCATACGAGCCGCGAATGATTTAAGTTGCTCAAAGACTTCTGGCGGTATCGCGACATGAACCGGCGGAATTTGGGGAACCCGGAAATCCTTAAGTAATTGGCTTACCCTCTCCATTTTCTTTTGAATAGTTTCGACCGTCTCTTTTAGGGCTTCGTTGTAAGTACTCAAAGCGTCACCTTCTTCTATAAATAGTCTTCTTGATGTCATTATATCAGAAATTAAAAAAGCAAAAATCTAAGGGAGTGTTTTTTTGTGGATAACATTGAGTTTGTATCTGTAGATTGGCATGTTTTGGACGATATCAAGTATTTAAAATCCGCTCACGAAAAGCTGGTCTACGTTTTACTATGTAAGATCGCAGTCACACCGCTAAGCCCTAGAACCCCGATTGTCACGCAATTAGCGAAGGAAGCGTTCTGCTCCGAGAACGAAGTAAACGAGGCGCTAAACGGCTTAGTAGAACTCGGGCTCATCAATGTTTCAAAAACAATGAACGTCAACGGAGAATCCTCGTACCGTTACGAATTATTGGAAGTGCCCGGTTACTTTAGCGAAGGTTACGTCAAGCTTGCTGATTCTTTACTCACTTTGTATATGCGGCTGCCTGATTTCAACGCGGGCCACGTTATAATGTACGCTTATCTATGCGATAGTTATGACGACAGTCTCGGATACGCATCGCTAACACAGGAGCAAATATGCGAAGACCTAGGGATCGGGGCGAATATGCCGGGGAAACTCGCTAAAACGTTAAAGAAATACGGCCTTATAGACTATGAACAGCCGAAGGCCGGAGCGAGCTATATTTACCGTATTTACCCTGCGATAGAGGAGCCGGACGTATTTTACGAAAAATACCCGGAGGTGCCACGGCATGGATAAACTACGTAGTTTTTACCTCCGCGCAGAATCGTTTGTAAAAGGTAATGTCGACTTTAAGACAGCGGCTGGCCTATCTGACGAGTCGTTCGATAGATTCGTAAGCAAAATGGTAATTCTCCTAAGCCGCGATACCTTTCCGAAAAAACATTATGGCTTGAGCCGGGACAAAGTACGCGAAATCTTTCTGAATTTTTACTCTTATTTCTCTAAACCCATTTTGATTAACGTCAAGGAAAATAAAGCATTCTGCTACGAAATTGCACCTGAGATGTATCGAATGGTCTTCGCAAGATCGAAAAAACAAGCGCTTGAAATTATATACGCGGACCCGTTGTTTATTACCATAAGTACGGCTGCGCTAAAAAGATCGATGCAAAGAGTAGTCGATACGGGGACCGGCTACGTTATAACGGATAAAGGGGAGCGCCGGGAACTCGACGTATGGAGCAACACGATAAACCTTTACGGAAATGGAGTAGCAGTTGAATGGAGTGAGGTAAATGGGGAGCAATAAAAAGCCTTTTGAACCTGAAAAAGACTTTGTGAAGGTATCCCGGGCACTTTTTACGTTATACACACGGCTTCCAGACTTTAGGGCGAACCATGCACTTATTTACGAATATCTTTGCGATAAATATAACGTTAAATATGGGTACGCCTTCCCAACACAGGCACAAATGTATGACGATATGCGGATTAGTATCCCCACTCAAAGTAAGGCAATTAAAACGCTAAAGAAATACGAACTCATCGACTATAAACGGCCGGCACTCGGGGCTAACTATGTCTACTACATCTACCCTCCCATAGAAGACCCAGACGAGTTCTACAAGAAATACCCGGATGTCCCCCGAATTAAAACGGAAGAAGAACCGCCGGAGGACATCCTAACATGGCTTTAGCTGGCGCGTCAAAAAGAGAACGCAAAACTATTAACGGCAAAATAGCGGCAGAAGGGCGGAGAATTAATTGAACGACTATAAAGCCGCTTTTAACGAGGCGGTCACCGATTTAATAAACCATAAAATCACGGATAGACAGGAGCGTATCAAGGCGGTAGAAGCGCTGACCGATGCGTACATTGACTCGGTTGGTCAGGCGCCTGACTCCGTACAGCTTGAACGTCTTGCGGATTATATTCTGGTCGAGGAGCTAACCGATATGCACCCGGATAAGATAACGAGGGAGGAATACCCGTTCTTTAGCTCGTGGCAACTCCAGCGCAGGCGAAACAAGGAATCTTCGTTCGGGAATGTAGCAACAGTCGGGGTTGACGGTAAGGACCACCGGAAGATGACGAAAAGGAAACGGAGAAGGGCCGAAGATAATTACGTGGACAGGAGTGCTAAGATACGGAATAAGGAGCGCCGCGAGAGGTACCGGATTGAGCGAAAACCCGGCGAGGTTAGGACGTACTACCAACAGTAGAGGAACAAAAAAGCTCCCAAATTCGCAGGGAGCCCGCATGAAAGCGATAACATTGTCTTTGTTTTAAAAATAGCATAGTCTCTGGTTCCTTGCAATGAACAAAATATGGAAATCATACCGCGATAATTACGGGCCGAAAATTCCGCCGATTAAGGGATACGTATGCCGTGCGTACCCCTTCCGTGTACGAATAAGCTGTTTAACGGCCTATGTCTAGGGCTAGGGCATCAGGCGGTTCAGCTTTTCGGTGCGCATAATTTAGCGCTTTCCCCTAACTTATATTAAATGGCAAAAATTGCGCTTATTTGTATATGGTGGTACTATAGAAACGCAACTTTATCATTAAAAGAAACTACTATGCACCTAGGAGGTATAGTTTTAGTGGCTAGGCGAAAAAGTAAGGCTAAACAGAAGGAAGAATTCATTAGTACAATATTCAAGCTGGTTGTGTTTGTGGGGTTCTTTGGAACTTATTATTTTACAAAATCACAAAATAAATCTATCATAATCACTGTTATCCTGATTGCGATTGTAATAACCATCATGCTCATTCGTAAGTTAAATTATATTCAACGCCTAAAAAAGTCGGGGATATGTGATATCGATCAAATGGACGGGAGGCAATTTGAATATTACCTAGGATACCTGTTCAAGTCACAGGGATATGCAGTAAAAGTTACTCGTGCGGCCGGTGACTATGGGGCAGACTTAGTACTAGGGAAGGCAGGAAAGAAGATCGTCGTACAAGCAAAACGTTACCGTAAGAATATCGGGCTTGAAGCTGTCCAACAGGTATATAGTTCAAAAAACTATTATGGGGCATCGGAAGCATGGGTCCTATCTAACCGCGATTATACCGAAGCTGCCCGTAAATTAGCCAAATCCAATGGGGTTCAACTAATCGGCCGCAATGAGCTAATTGATATGATTTTAAAAATGAATTCTGAGTCTGTCCCGAAACCAAAGCAAGTTATTCAAGAAAACCCCACGCCAAGACTTACGTGCAACCACTGCGGTCGACCTATGGTTATTAGAAAAGGCCCTAGAGGGGAATTTTATGGTTGTACCGGCTTTCCAAAGTGTAGAAACACTAAGGCAGTTTCATCTTAACGCAAAAAATCAATCCCATGCTTTGCGATAGGGGGATAATTAGTCTTAAAATATGTATTTACATACATATGTACATATGTTATTATATACATAGAGGGTACGGGAAACGTACTCCGGAAGGGAGGATATACGGTTGGGCAACCTAGAAAAGTACTTCCCCCTTATTGCCGCAATTCTTATCTGCATCGGTGCCATCCTCAATTATATGACGGCTAGGTTAAACTACAAGGCGGCAAAAAGAAAACCTGTTCCGTGGTCGAGACGGAACAGGCGGGTAAAACGCAAACGGTAGGCGGAGGGCTTCGGCCCTTCCCACCAACCAACCGTATTATATGCTTATCGTACCCTCTATTATGACTATAGTCAAGTTACGAAAGGAGGAGCCGGACGTGGGTATAATCGAAGTCCTGACTTGGGGGTTGCTTTCTATTGCCGCTGTATTTATGATCCTGACTATAATAACAATGATAAAGACTCACAGAAAAAGGTAAGGTGAGGACAATAAACAGGGAAGAGTTAATCAACATGATATTGAAAAATACTATGGCTCCTGATGAAGTACTTGAGATGTGCAACATATCTGCGCAGAGGCTTCGTGACTTGAATAAAGCCGAACGCATTGTACCAATTAAACGAGTAGGCAACGCGAATCTGTACTTGAGGCAAGACGTGGAAAGGCTCCGGAAAGAGCTTGAGGAAAACGCCAAATACAAGCCTAACGCCTTTAAATAAATAATGTACGCTTGATACCTCCAAAATAGCCCGTTAGCTGGTCTTATAAGTGAGAGGAATTTTACTAAGGATACCTCTAAAATACCCCGTCAGTTGCATATACTATATGAGGACGAAAAATATTTTGCCAATGTCCTTGTAAAAAGTCTCATTAGCTGGCCTTATAGGTAGAGGGATAAAAGGGGAAACAAGAAATTTCGGAAACAACCTTATAAAATTGCCTCTCAGCCGGTCTATATAAGTGAGGAGAATAATTTTCGATACAATACCTGTAAAACTGCTTCTTAGCTAGCCTTATAAGTGAGAGGTATTTTTTAAATTATACCTCTAAAATACCCCGTTAGCTGGCTATAGTATATGACGGGAGAATTAGACGCCCATTTGCGGCGTCTTTTTTCGTTTGCTCTTACTTATAGTCTGAGCCTACAAAGGTTTCGTGTCGCTGAACCCATTAATCAGCGCTCTATGCGTAGCGTAAGCCCGGACACGACCGCAGGTACTCCGAAACAGCTTGCGTCATTAGTCCTATGCTGCCTACGCCCGATAATACCAACGATAAAGGAGTCGAGTACATGGCGGAAAAACAAATCGCTAGTATCACACTGAAAGTAGACGTATCGGAGGCCTTAACGGGACTCAAGGCGTTGACCCGCGAGGCACGGAAAGCAAACGCAGCACTTGCGGAGTTAAGGGAAGCAGTGAAAGAACCGGTCGTAGTTCTCCCAGCGGAAGACATGCGGCAAGAACTTATCGGTAGTTGGCGCTATGACGGAGCGATTACGTTTTCAACGGAGGCAGGTGCTTGCGATGAATAACATCGCATTTACCGAATCAGGCATGGCATACCACCTACAGAAACGGTGGAACCCTCCCACGGAATCCTTGCATGGGATGCACCAAAACCGTGGGCTATATATACTTAAGATAAAGACTTAAAACATACAAGACGCTTTAAACGAATGAAGCTAAAGCGTAAAAAATACTTCTCCATAAACGTAAAAATTACGCCCTATATAGATTTATTACTACAAAGATTTATCTTTAAAAAGATTTAAAAGATTTAAAACATTACGGAGCATAATGCTAAAAAGTTGCGATTAAGAATCGTAAAAAGTTATGACTCTTAATCATAAAAAGTTACGATCTATAAAGACTTACAGTAAAGACTTAAATAAAAGACTTATAAAACATTAACACTGCGCAAGTCACTTCGTTCCTTGCTTGTGTATATAGATAATACCTTTATCATCGATCTTTTAAAAAAAGATAAATAATAGACGAGGAAAGATAACTATTACCAAGACACGGAGCGATAGCGACGGGTCGAAGGTCGCAAGGAGCGAAGCGACGCAGCGATAAGGAGGTCTTTACTATTTGCGGAACTATATTCGCAATCATTACCGGAATTGCCCTCGGCATACTCGCAAGGATCGGGAATTCATGAAGGTGATGACGGAATCAGAACGCAGGATGCGGGAATTTGACGATGAGTACGAAGAAGTATCCGATCGTATTGCGGAAGGACGAGAGGGAATGAAACGGGGGAAACGATTATATGACCGTTAGACTATCCGACTTGGCAAACGATGACCTAATCGTATATGACGGAGACATAATCAATAACCGAGAGGCAATTTCGCTAATCAAACGGGGACTACAAGAGCCGATGGCGGTATTCAGATCAAGATAGATTACGAGGAGGAGCATTAATATGGCGTTCCATTTTATCGCATTGAGCAGTGTAGGCGATCGCCGTATCGCTTGGCATTATGCTTCCGAGGGGAAACTTGATAAGGAGACGCTTAGGGCGTTTGTGGCGAAAACTAAAGGCATGCTTGGCATTCATAAAATCCAAACCGACTCTACTTCGTGGCAATCCGTTGTTGATAGGGACTCATATTTTGACGATGTGACTGCCGTACAGGATGCGGATGAATTTATCTTGATGACAGGGGGAGGTGAGCGGCACTGAAACGACTAGAGACGAAGCACTATATAGCAATCGGGTATCTAGCGTTGCCTGACCACGGCGGGCTGACGATGGAGCAGATCGCAAAGGAAGCCGGCATTAGTCGACGGGCTTTATACGAGTGGACGAAGGAACCGGTATTTGAACGGGAGCTCAAGCGTGAGATTATTCGTAAGGCGCGCAATCGATTGCCTCAAGTTGTCAATTCGATGGCAGACGCGGCTATCGAGGAGAGGAGCGCGGCAGCCGCTAAGTTGCTGTTCCAGATGGAGGGCATGCTAAAAGACACCGTGGAGGTCGAGACCAAAACCAGTGATACGGTTGATCCCGAAGCACTGGCGGCAAAGCTAGCGGCATTCCGTGCGCGCAAGGATACAGACGTGCAGTAGCGACAGTGTATTCAGCAGTTATAAGTAGGGACGCTTGGGTATACGTTACCCAACGATTCACAACTGTGAAGATACATCCCTTGCTCAGTCCTGACGGAAGACCCTCCGAAACTTTTCGGAAACCAACCGTGCGGACCCAATTCAGTCCCCGTATACTTATTCACCCGCATACAGTGCCGGGTATATACTGCCGCACATAACTCGGCTTTTGTACAGATGTCTATCGTCAGCAAGCGATAGCACAACGCCAGTGCTGACGCGGCATTTCGGCTGTCATGCGAACATATCATCGTTCATTTGTCGATTGAATATTTCGTTAAACACAAGATTTTGTGTTTTGCGTTCTCATTTCGTAAGTGTTTCGATGCATAAACGATGCATGAAACGGAGGACTGTACGGACCCAACCCGACAAGGAGGGCGCCCACCCCAAGGGCCCCTATCGAGGGGCTGCGTCTTGTGCCAGAAAAATCCGCGCATCAAAAATAACGTTTGGGTTTGCCCGTCACGGCAACGCCTATGCACCGGAACCCTGAAACGATGCATAAGCGAAAGTCCGTGGGGCTCATAGAAAAAGGAGAACCACCCCTATATGCCTTGAGTTTCCCGCTCATGGTTTAGAAGAGGTGAAAATCCGGGGTGGCACTAATATACTATGCGGTATCTGACCATTGTTGCTTGGCAGATGAAAAATCAACGGGAAATTAGCCGATTAGCCATCGAAACGACCAAATATATTACCCCGGCTTGAAAATCGGTAATTTCCCATAAATTCACCGTAAATAATCGACGTTAGGAGGTCGGGTAACCGTGAGTAAACTAGAGGTAGCTGCATCAGTACTCATCGGCATTTTTATCATTGCGTTTGCGGCGGTACTCATTTTCGCTATCCGCACGGCAGGCTTATCGCCGGGATACACCGCTTTATTGCTCATCGTCTATGCCTTGACTATTTCGTCGGCAATACGAGGGTTGTGGTGGCTGCGATAAATAAAAAAGAGGGCCGAGAGGTAGGCGGCCCAATTCGCTGGGAATGCGTTCTCTACGCCGTAAGCTTGGTATCCGGCAAGCATGCTGTTATAGCTTTCCTCGAGAGAAAGGGCGTAGAGAACGACACCTATATTATGTTCAAGTCTTAAGCGGATTATACGATGTTATCGAAAAATCAACGGAAAATTAGCCGTTTTCCTCTCCGGATGACCTAATAGCCCTCTTCGGATAGAAATTCGGTAATTTCCCGTAAAATCACCGTAAATATTTGACGATTGGAGCTGAGGGAACTGAAAAAGTATCGTAAAAAGCCAGTTGTAGTCTTGGCAGCTCAGTGGCGGTGGAGCTCAGGCGTTGCCAAAGGAATCGTCCAGCCTATTGATGGCGATTGGCACTGTAAAGAATGTGGAAATCATTCGTATATGCACGGAAAATGTCCAACGTTGGAGGGGTATCACATCGTTTGTCCCTACGATTACATCATCCAAGGCGTTAAGGGCGAGTACTATCCGTGCAAGCCAGACATCTTTGAATTGACATATGAGCCTGTAGAATCATCGGAAAATTAGCCGTTTACCCTTACGGAAGACCAAACGGTCGACCTGAGCGAGAAACACGGTAATTTCCCGTGATTTTCCCGTTAAAATTTGATGATTGGAGGCGATGCCATGGCGTGGACCGGCACCGAGTGGCTAAAACGAGAGAAACGTGAGGAACTCATCCGTAAATACACCGAGCTGATCGACGCTATGGCCGCGAATCAGAATCGGCTTACTGAGAGCGAACTAGCGGAGCTTGACGAGTACCTGACGGAGCTTGAACGGCTGGAGCGTATCCATCGGGCTGAGCGTGATCTGCTCTATTTTGCATGGGAATATTTTTCGGAAACGAGAAACCCGGGCAATCCGGGCAACTGGGATAGCTTCGAACTGGAGGATGTAGCGGATGCACCACAATTTCACAAAGAAATCTGCGATGAAATGAATCGTATCTCGTATGTCAGGAGGAACGGTAAGGTAGCGGTAGCCGCACCGCGATCCCATGCTAAATCAACGTATCTATCAAAGGCAAATCCGTTACGAGAGATCGTCTACCGGCTACGAAAGTACATCATCGTTATCTCGGAGACCCCGACAGTTTCCAGCGCGAACCTTGAATGGATCGCGAACCAGCTAAAGCATAATGAGAAACTCCGGAAAGATTTTGGCCCGTTGCTCCATCCTAAACAGCAGATGAACCCGAGGGATAATACGTCCGAATTTGTTGCTTGGGAGCCACTGGAGGATGATAGACAGCGCCAAATATGTAAGGTCGAGGCGGCATCAACGGGGCAAGCGCTTCGTGGACGAAATTGGAACGGAGTGCGCCCAGACTTGGTTATCTGCGACGATCTCGAGGATAAGCGGAATACGAACACAGAGCAACTGCGTCAGGAGCTATTCGACTGGTTTACAAAAGTCGTGATGCCTCTCGGAGACCCGGCAGGTAAAAAGACTGCGATTATCTATATGGGTACCGTCGTACACGTGGACGCTCTCTTAATCAAAGTTATGAAGCGTACTGACTTTAAGACAAAGCGGTACAAGGCGCTTATTGAAGATCCTGAACGAACTGACTTATGGGAGAAATGCCGGTCGATCTATCTTGACCCCGAAGTGCCGGAAGATGAGCGGGCAGAGGCGGCAGAAGCATTTTACCTAGAACATAAGGAGGAAATGGACGAGGGAGCCGTCGTACTCTGGCCGGAAGTTCAGCCGCTGTGGAAATTGATGCGTTGGAAATGGGATAACGGGTCCCGCGCCTTTAACACGGAGTACCAAAACAACCCGATTGACGAAGAAAGCGCGATATTCGTCCCGGAGAAATTCCGTTATTACGACGAATCCGACATTTACGACCAGTATGGCCGCATGATCCCGATGGACCTATACGCATTTTGGGATATTGCGCAGGGAAAGAACAGGCGTAGCGACTACAATGCAATTGTTACGGTTGGCCGATGCCGGCGGACCGGTGTCCTCTACGTCCTTGATGCGTGGGCCCAGAAGTGTCAGGCGCACGTTGCGCTCAAAGTGGCGGTAGAGAAGATCATCGAATATGAGCACCGGGTCTTTGCCGTAGAAACAGTCGGAGCCCAATTTGACATGTACCGTCAGCTCCAAGAGGAGTTATCCCGGCGCAAAATATACCGGACGAGAATTAAATCCTTTTCGTCCAAAACGAAAAAAGAAGAACGTATCGAATCACTGGAGCCGCTTATCGAGAGCGGTTTTTTACGTTTTAGCCGGTCGCATCGATTGCTACTTGAGCAGATGGAACAATTCCCGGGAGGCACCCACGATGACCTGCCGGACGCACTGGCCGGAGCCGTCGACGTTGCGGGAGGAAAGAGACGACGTAAGAAATCGTATACGCGAAAACCGGCAGGACTATGAGGAGGTGAACGAGGCTGAAAGATATATTCGCCGTCGGCGAGTACTTCCCGACGGAACAAAAGAGGCACAAGAAGCGCATTGAACGATACAAAGAGAACCAGAAACTGTTTAAAGGCGCTCATTACGATGTATTCGAACGTGTTCATCAGCGGCTGACCCAGTCCCAAAGAGATACCGTATACATTACCGCAAACTTTCCCGGGCTTATCTGCAAGAAATCAGCGGATTTTCTGTTCGGAGAAACGCCGACATTCTCGGCCGGCAATGGAAAGGACCACTCGCCAGAGCAGGAGACGATTGAACGATTGGTGCAAGAGAACCGGTTGCACATTATCAACTACGAGAGTGCTTTAGGCAATGCATACCGAGGTGACGCGTTTTACAAAGTCCGGTATAGCCAGCACTACGACGGATTTTTAGACGAATCGATCGACCCGTATCGGGTTATCATCGAGCAGCAAAAAGCCGAATATGTATTCCCGGAGCCGCTGCCGACCAACGAGAACCTGATCTTTGCGTATCATATTGCTTATCCCGTCTTGTTTGAGCGCGACGGCAAAGACGACTGGCAACTGTTTGTCGAGAGTCACTATCCGGGACTGATTAAATACCGCAAGCTCCGTATGGAGCCGATCACGTATAACATGGATAATAAAGTCAAGCAGTGGCGCATATATGCCGAGATTCCGCTGAAAGAGGACGAAAAGCAAGAGGTAGAAACCGGAGTACCGTTTCCGCTCGTTGTCCACGTCCCGAACTATGGGACTGACGAGTCGTGGGAAGGAATTGACGATCTCTCGGAGCATAAGGCTATATTCGACGAGATCGATAATCGGCTGTCTCAGATCGCAAACATCCTCGACAAGCACGCTGACCCTGCGATGGCGGTACCGACTGGCTCGCTCGAAGAGGATGATAACGGTCAGCCGTTATTTCATGCCAGCCGTGACAAGGTGTTCGAGGTGGACGAAAAAGACGTCGTACCTAAATACATCACATGGGACGGTCAACTTATGGCCGCGTTTAAAGAGCTCGAAACGCTGCTCGATTTCTTGCTTACAACGGCAGAGCTCCCGCCTGTTGCGCTTGGCCGAGACAATTCCGGAACGAGTCATACGTCAGGGGCAGCGGTCAAATTTCGTATGAACTCACTGCTCGCCAAGATTAACCGGAAGCGCCAGTACTATGCGGAAGGGCTTGCGAAAGTCTTATACATCGCGCAACTACTGGAGCATGCGCAGTCACCGGTAAAGCCCGAGTATGAGCCTACCGTACCGAAAATCCAGTTTAAGGACGGCCTACCGGACGATGAACTCGAAATGGCGAACCTGACGAGTATACGGACCGGCGGCAAGCCGACGCTGTCGCAGAAAACAGCGCTGATGAGGCTCGATGATATGACCGAGGAGCAGGCGGAGGCGGAGCTTGAGCGTATCCGGCGTGAGGAACGGGAGGAAATGCCTGTCGATTCCAGTATTTTTAACGAATCCAAAGATGTCGAGGAAGAAACTGAATGAGCCGCATACCAGAACCAAGTTACGATTATGACGTCGACAAGCTCGTCAGCGCATTTAAACAGGCGCTCCAGAAAGTCCGAAATGAGCTGAACGGAATGGAATTCGTCGGCATGCGGCGGGCTATCGTACTCACGACGATACGAAAAATTGAGCGTATTCTAGCTGATTTAGTAGACGAATCGGACAGTTGGATAGAGGAGAATATCCCGAAGGCGGCCGCTGACGGCGTTGTAAAAACGCTTATTGCCCTTGAAATCGTAGAGACGATGGAAGAGGCAGTTAAAGCCGTAAAACTCAGCAAGATCAACGAAAACATGGTCGCAGCGGCCATTGCTGATACGCAAGCTGATGTATTAGCCGTGACACAGAACGTAGAGCGCAAGGTCCGGTCGGCTATCAAAAAGGCTTATGCGGATTCAGTCCGCGAGAACATGGCCGCAGGTATCAACGGCCGGCGTACGATATCCCGGGATGCACTCGACAGGATGCGTCAGGAGCTTGGGAAATCGTTAGATTCCGGTATCATCGACGCAGCCGGCCGTAGGTGGCGGCCCGATACCTATGTCGAGATGCTAACGCGCACCAAGATGATGAATACGCACCGGGAAGCGACGACGATATCTGCACTGGAGCGAGATGCGCAGTATGCAACCATATCCCGGCACGGTGCAACTGACGCATGTAGCAACTGGGAAGGCAAAATCATTAAGCTCACGGCAGAAGCGCCGGGGCCATACCCGACATATGACCAGCTTCGGGCAACTAAAGAGATATTTCACCCGCATTGCAAGCATACCTTTACGCCTATCCGAAACGTTAGGCGGTACGAAGATGGAGAAGATGATCCCGACGAGTCATAAACGCTCGTCTTTTTCGCATGCCTTACGAAATGGCTTTAAACTTTCGGAAACTACGCACTACGCGGTGCTAAAACGCGGGAGGTAAACAATGGAGAAAACGTACAGACTGCCGTTAAATCTGCAATTATTCGCAGAAGGTGAGGGCGGCGAAAGTGACGGAGAGCAAGCGAAGGGAGAGGAGACGACAAAAACATTTACGCAAGAAGAGTTAGACAAAATCGTCGCTGATCGGCTGGCACGAGAGCGCAAGAAAGCCGAAAAGTATAGCGACTACGACGATATCAAGTCGAAATTATCCGAGTACGAACAGCGCGCCGAGGAAAAGCGTCTAGCCGATTTGTCCGAGCAAGAGCGACTGGCCGAGGCGGCTAAGAAACACGAGGAAGAGAAGCAGGCGCTGGCGTCAGAGTTAGAGAAGGTGCGTGGCGAAATTCAGAAAGAACGCATCACTAACGAGTTTATTAAGGCCGCAACCGGAAAAGTGGCATATGTCGATGCCGCGCTGAAGCTGGCCGATCTATCTGCCGTCAAGGTCGAAGACGGAAAGGTAACCGGTATGGACGGAGTGATTGACGGACTGCTGAAAGAGAATCCGTTTCTGGCGGGGAAACCACAGCAGCCTGTCGGCAGTAGTACGAACCCAAGTGGAGATTCGGCGCAGATAGATACAAAAGATATGAACCCGTTCCAAATGCTCAAAATGGCATACGGAACAAAAATTTAGTAGGCGCTAAAAAAGCGTCTTTTTTATTTTTCAAAAACAAGGAGGATTTTACTTATGGCACAAACTTTACCCGAAGCCGCGAAGCTGTCTACAGACATGCTGCAAAAGGGAGTCATTGAAACTTACGCGAAGAGCTCTCCAGTTCTTGAGCTCCTTCCCTTTATGGAGATTGCAGGGAATAGCTACCGTTACAACCAAGAGGGAACGCTGCCCGGAATCGGCTTCCGTGGAGTTAACGAAGGATACCAAGAGTCTACTGGCGTCCTCAATCCGCAGTCTGAGGGGCTCGTAATCTCTGGGGGCGATGCGGACGTCGACCGCTTTATCGTCCAAACTCTCGGAAATGTTAACGACCAACGTGCGATCCAAACGCAGATGAAAACGAAAGCCTTATCCCTCGCTTGGACTAAGACTTTCTTTAAAGGAGATGTAGCGAAAACCCCAAAATCTTTTGACGGACTCGAAAAACGCCTGACCGGTAAACAGGTGATTGACGGAAAAGGTGGGGAGCTGACACTTACGATGCTCGACGAGCTGATCGACGCAGTCGAAGGCCTACCTGATGCTATCTTCTGCTCGAAAGCCATGCGGCGTGAAATTAAACGTGTTATCCAAGAGCATCACGGATACACCGAGAGTGATTACGACGCATACGGCCGCCCGGTAATGCTTTACGGAGGCGTCCCAGTCCGTGTAATCGAGGAGGACGAAAAAGGACAAGAAATTCTTGGCTTTGACGAAGCAAACAACACTACATCCTTGTATGTTGTGAAATTTGGTGCTGAACAATATGTGTCGGGTCTGCAAAGTGGCGCGATTAACGTCCGTGACCTTGGAGAACTTCAAGAAAAGCCGGTATTCCGCACAAGGATCGAATGGTATTCTTCGTTTGCCGTATTCCACCCACGCGCCGCTGCCCGGTTGTCCGGCGTAATCAAAAAAGACGGAGGTTCGGGATCATCTAAACCCGCTGCAAAAGCCTCCAAATAAGGAGGTGATTCGCGATGACCGCGACTATAAACGCTGCTGACGAGTATATCACAGCGAACTGTATAGACGTGCAGGACTGGCTAGAAAGCGATACGGAGAGGAAAAAACGATTAATAACCGTCTCGGCAGATACGCTTTCTAGGCGGTACCCCCGCCTGTCTATACCGGACAATGCGGTATACGAGTTTGCAAATGTGCTTTCCGTCAAGTTTAACGACACCTACAGGCACGCTTCAAACGGTGTCCAATCTTATTCAGTAACCGGGGTTGCGACGTTCTCCTTCTACCCAATGGAGAAGGACGTCAGCCAAATGGTGACGCAGAAGGTGCTCAACATCATCAGCGACGAGAACGACGTTGACCTGCGGCTACGCCGTGTCGGAATGGGGGTGCGCTAGATGCCTCTTATTCCGATGCGGCAGACGCTGCACGTTGAGCGTGGCTCCGGTGAACTAGACAAATGGGGAACCCGAAGCCGGGCGCACCCGCCGAGTACAAATGCCGTGCCGACGAAGGACTGTTCGTGACCGACGACATGCAAGCGAGAGTGACCGGCAAATCCGAGGTTGCAAACGTCAAGTTTCTTCTCGACAGGCTCGTAGATATCCGGCCGGATGATCATCTCAAGTACGTAAACGAGCTCGGGAAGAAATACGAAGGCCGCCCCAAAAAGGTCCGCGTGCTGCGGGACATTGGCGGAAAAGCGCTGCTTACGGAGGTGTTACTATGAGCCTCGACTTTGATATCAACGACTTTCTCGCGAAGACACAAGCCAGCGTAACCAGCGTCATGCAAGCCGGAAAGGTTGGGATGCAGGACTCGGTGGATGATTTGGCCCGAATCGCTACCGACATCGCCCCTATCGACAAAGGAACGCTGAGACGGACGGTTGATACGAAAGTGAAAGCATCTAAAGACAGTGTTGTCGGGGAAGTATCGTTCTCGGCGGTGGAAACATCGAAGCGTGGCCGGTTTAACTATGCGCTATGGACTCACGAGATGACGTATAAACTCGGGGAGCAATCGCAGGCGGCTCCGGGAGTTGACGGATACAGCGTCGGCAACAAGTACCTGTCGCGTCCTTTGTACGGAGAGCAGTCGAAATACTGGAAATGGGTTGCGGACTCTATTCGGGGGAGGATCGGCCGGTGAAGATACAGGAACTTATCGCGTGGATCGAGCAGAGAGCGCCCGGCACCTACTTTCCGTTTATGTTTCCGACTACTGGACCCGATGCTTGTTCGGTAGTTACACTTCAAGCCGGCGGTGCAAAAGATCGGGATACGGGAGCGAGTTTCCCGTCGTTTCAAATCCTTGTTCGAGGTGCCGCGCGCGACTTCGAGGAAACCGAAGCAAGAGCCTACGCAATTTTTAACACAATAGCAAATCGCAAGGAACAACGAATAGGAGCCGAATCCGTGGTCGTAATTTACCCGGTCGGCTCCGTTCCTTTTTTCATCGGGGTTGACGAGGTTCAAAGGCCTATCTTCTCGATGAATTTTAATTTAATCATTCGGCCATAAGGAGGCTAATATATGGCAATTGTAAACGTCCCAATGGGGCCGGCAATCGTGGAATATGGTACCGGCCCGGATAAAATCGTGTTTGATATTACGAAAGGCGGAATCGTCTTTACGGCGAACACGTCCACGAAAGACATTACGGTGGATCAATACGGGGATGCGCCGGTAAAATCGATCATCAAAGGTCGGACAGCGAAAGTAACCGTGCCGTTCGCCGTCCAAGACCTCGACCGGCTCGCGAAGGCAATTCCGAACGCGACGCTCATCACGTCTGGTACGGGTGCCAAGGCCAAGAAGAAAATCGAAGTAACGGTATCGGCAGGCTTTGACTTGTCCTCAACGGCAAAACCACTCGTAATCAAGCCGACAGACCCGAACGCAACTCCGAACGATTGGGTCACGATTCCGCTCGCTGCGGCTGTCACAGACCCGGAATATACGTACGATGATGACAAAGAGAGGATCGTCAAGGTCGAATTCACCTCTTATGTGGATTTCGACAAGGGCGGTCTTTTGTATATTCTCGGGGATGAGACGGCAAAACCAGAAGCGAGTAAGTAAATTAAAACGGGAGGGCGCTCGCTCTCCCTCTTTTATTGAACGGAGGTAGACATGCGCGAACTAATCAAAAAAGCGATGAGGCGAACCGATGTCGTCAAGCTCGGCAAGCATCAGGTCAAAATAGCGAAGATTACACCGGCAAAGTGGCGGCCACTAGTTGAGAGTATCCAAGTATTGCCGCAACTGATTGCAAACGTAGCATTTGCACCGCCCGATGATTTCGCCGTCTATGCACTACAGGCATCTGAGGTGGCGCTTGACGATCTGCTGCTCACCGTCTCCATCCTAAGCGGAATTGACGTGAAAGAGCTCGAAAATGAAGCCGGAATTGATGAGATCGTAGACTACATCGTCCGTGTATACGAGCACAACAACATTGACGACCTAGTAAAAAACGTGAAACGCCTCCTGCCGAAGTCTACGGAATAAACACGGAAACCGAAGAAGGCGGAGGCGCTCCGATATACACAATCGATGATTTTCTCCGGGATTGTGCGGTCACGCTTGGTGTCCCGCAGAAGATCGTCGAGGACGAATACTACATCCTCGATTTGCCCGACATATTAGCAAAAAAACGAGAATATCAGGCCGCAAAGGAACTGCGACTGGCGCAAATGCTATTAGCGACGAATGGGCGGCAACTGCCCGAAGATGATCAGAAACAGTATATACATGAGATGCGAAAGGCGGCTGGTATTAAGACGAAACAGGAAGAGCAGCGTTTTAGCCGCGAGAAAATGGATGAATTACGAGCCTTTACCGACAAGTACATGCGGTAGGGCTCTTTTTTGAAAGGAGCTGAACGCATGGCGGTAGCAGTCGGTGGGGTCATGGATGGCGGGGAAGTCCGAGCCCGCATGACGCTCGACCTAAAGGATTATGCGAACAAGATAAAACGTGTGCAAAAAGAAATGGAAGACACGAAAAAAAAGTCGAAAAAGACGAAGGAATCGATAGAGAAGATGGGCAAGGGCGCTGCTGTGGCCGGTGCGGCGATGGTCGGCGGATTCGCCGCTGTCGTCAAGCAGGCGGCGGACTTCGAGCAGCAGATGTCGAAGGTCAAGGCGATCAGTGGAGCAACGGGCGAGGATTTCCAACGTCTGAACGAAACCGCTCGGCACCTTGGAGCAACTACGAAATTCACGGCAACACAAGCCGGTGAAGGGATGGAATATCTCGCACTTGCCGGCTGGAAGACAAACGATATTATTTCCGCCATGCCCGGAATGCTGGACCTTGCGGCGGCTGGTGCGCTAGACCTCGGGCGTGCTGCGGATATCGTGTCCGATACCATGCAGGCGTTTGGACTCGATGCAAGTACGGCAACACATGCAGCTGACGTATTTGCCTACGCACAGGCCAATGCAAATACCAACGTGGAGCAAATGGGAGAGGCGATGAAGTACCTCAGTCCGATTGCTCACGCTCTGGGCTGGTCGTTGGAGGAATCTTCGGCGGCTACGATGAGTCTAGCGAACAGCGGATTGAAGGGCTCAATCGCAGGTCAGGCGTTTGCGTCGTCACTTGCTCGTTTGGCGAAACCGACGAAGCGAATGGCTGGCCTTATGAAAAAGACGGGCATGGAGTTTTTTGACGCAGAAGGCAAGATGAAAAGTATGCCGGAACTCGTTGCAGAGATAGAAAAGGGAACTAAGGGCATGACGGAACAGCAACGATCGGCGGCACTATCGGTTCTCTTCGGGGCTGAGGCGTATAAACACTGGGCAATTCTCCTCGACACTGGTTCCGGCAAATTGAAGGACATGACGAAAAATCTACAGAATTGCGACGGAACCGCGGAGCAAATGTCGAAAACAATGATCGATAACCTCTACGGATCAATTGAAATCTTTAAGTCGGGCGTGAGCGAGGTTGCGATCAAACTCGGGAACCACTTTATACCGTCAATCCGTAAGGGTGTTGACGCGCTGACCAAGTTTGTAGAGGGTCTTGGAAAAATCGATCCAAACAAGGTTGAGATATTCGTAAAGGTGGCCGGTACTGCGGTCGGAATCATAGCGACTGCCGGAGCTATTTCGAAGTTAGCCGGGGCGCTTCGGACGTTGGTACTGGGAATGGGTCCGATTGGTTGGGTCATTACCGGCTTGTCTGTATTAGGTGCGGCTTATGTCGGGTATAAAACTTCGACAGAACAAGCAACCAGAGTAAATTTAGACAACGTTAAGGCAATGCAAGCATCTGCGGATGAATTTGAGAAGCAAACAAACCGGTTTAAAGAGCTTCGGGAAAAAAATAAACTATCTAACGACGAGATGCTGCGACTCCTCGATTTACAGGAAAAAATAAAGAGGAATACCGATCCTGAAATCCTAAAGTATCTAGAAGATGAGTTCGCAGAGTTACTTAAAAAATCAGGTTTGACAAACGATGAAATGAAGGAATACCTCGGCCTAAACGATAAAATCATTGATCAAGTCCCCGAGGTAGAGCAAAAGATATCTTCACAAGGAAAAGCTTACGTTACGGCTACTGACGGTATCGATAAGTGGAACGATGCCCAACGGGAAAAGATACGATTAGACCTAGAGGCGCAGAGAACAAACATCGAAAATAACCACGCTCAGGCCATAAAAGACCTAAAAGAAGCAGTGAGAAAACAAAAAGAAGCTAAGAAAGAGATAGAAGAACGCGTAAAAATAAGAGACGAGTTAGAAGCCAAAATAAAGAAGAAAAAAGAAGAGTACGAATCCTCATCAACTTGGGTGGAAAAACAATTACGAGGGATGGAATTAAAAGCTCTAGAAGACAAATTAAAAACACACAAAGATATTATTAACGCAAGAAACGATGAGGTCAAAGAGCAAAACGAAGTAATTTCGGGGATAAACGAAGAAATCAAAAAATATGGGGACGTCTATAGTGGACTACAGGAAATATACCTGAAAAATGTCGGAATAACGGCTGAGAAAGGGAAAGAGGTAGAAGCCGTACAAAAAGCCATTGATGAAACCAATACTCTAATAGATAAAAAGAAAGAAGAGTTTGGCGCAGATGGAAAGATAACGAAGGAAGAACAAGACCAGATAGATAAACTCATAGAAAAGCGAACTAAACTAGAAGACACCAAAAAAGCGATTGAGGATAACAAAACGGCGCAGGAGAAGGTCACTACGGAGGTCAATCGCGGCGTAACGGAAGTGAAGAAGTTTAATGATGCAGCTAAGGACTTAAACAAAGAATTACGCGAAAAAATCACGAAAGAAGTAACCGTTCAGTACAACAGGGTTTTGGGGGCTACGATGTCGGCGGATACGTTGAAAATAGGGGACAAAGAGTATCCCTTTCCAGATTACCTCAAAAACCGGTACGATCCGACACCGGCTAAGAAATTCCCCGAATCTTTCGGGTTATACAAACGTCACGAAGGCGGAACGCTCCCGAAACTCCATGCCGGAGGCTCGCCGATGTTCTCCTTCGGGAACGCGCCCAAAGCCCACGAAATAGACGTTCGGCTACTGCGAAACGAAATGATACTCACCGAAGCGCAGCAGGCGAACCTTTTTGCGCTTATTAAAAACTTCGATTCCATTGCACGAAAAGCAGAGAAGACGATTCGTGGAGGGGACGATGAGCCAAGGTACGATCAAACGACTATACAAATCGGTCAGCTTGTCGTAAGAGAGGAAATGGACATTTACCGGATTGCCGAAGAGTTAAACCGAATTAAACGACTAGAGGATCGAAGTAAGGGGGTGCGCTAGTGTCCGGATTTACATTTAACGGGAACCATTCCTCGGGGTTTTTCATAGTCAACCGAGTGGGCAGAACGATGCTCCCGAATATATCTCCGAAGCTGCTCACGATCCCAAACAGGCCCGGCGCGTATGATTTCGGGAGCGAGATCGGGATGCGGGAGTTTAGCGTAGACGTTACGATTATACAAACATCGCCGGGATTACTCGTGTCCATGCTGCGTATCATCTCAGACTGGTTATGCACGGATAAGGCGGCTCCACTTGCCTTTGACGATGAGCCCGGCAAAACGTATTACGCCAAGATTTCCGGGGATACACAGATCGATACGCTTGTCTCGATGGGTACCGGTACAATCAAATTCGTCTGCCCGGACCCGTATGCATACGGCGCTAGAAAGACGCTACTACTTCCCGGGCCATCAAGCGCTGTTACAAACGCAGGGCTGGCCGATACGTATCCGGTTATTACCACAAAATTTACGAAATCGACTCCGTATTTTGCGATTGGAAACGGGAAACAGAACGTAATCCTTGGCGCGGCTCCAACTATTGGTAAGCCGACAGTACCGCAGCAGGAAGTGGTTTTACATGCGGATGGTACAACGTTGGACGGATGGCAGACGGGGAATAGCACGGATGACTTTAGTGGTGATAACCGGATCGCCGGTAAGTTTATCGTGTTCGGCGGTTATGCGCTTAAAGCTGTGGAATACGGCTCTAAAGACTCTCCAGCTTGGCACGGACCGGCCATACGAAAGGCGCTTCCTGAACCGTTACAGGACTTTACGGTAACTGCTATCGTGGAGCAGGATTCGACCGAGAACCACCAGATCGGGCGCGTCGGATTTAACCTGATCGACCAAAACGGTGCCTGTTTCGGGTTGATGTTTATGAACGATAATAGCCAGTCGGTCATGAACGGCATTTGTCATTGCAGTATCGGACCGAACGGCGGACGCGTTGGCCTGTACTACGACGAGCCGGGCTGGCGCGCATATACGAACAAATCTATGTATCTGAGCCTATCCCGGATTGGCCAAACGTGGACCATGTACGTAACACAAAAAGACTTAAAGACGGGGAAAACGTACTGGGGGCTGACAAAAACGTGGACGGACGTGGCCGCAAAGTTTAACAAGTTTAAGCTTGCTGCGCTCCAACTCGCCGCATATCAGTACCAACTGTACGAGCCGGTATACGGCCAGTTTATCCACTACGCGACGGTGTACAAAGAAAATAAGATTGATCCCGAGAAGCAAACTCCAATCATTGCGGAAAAAGATGATGTGATCGAGATAGACTGTGAAAAGGGCTCCATTACGAAAAACGGAATGCCCGCGTTTTGGCTCCTCGACCCAGCCAGCGACTTTTTCCCACTCAAGCACGGTCAGAACAACCTTGCGTATACCACGACGGACCCGACAGCGCAGGTAACATTAACACATCGAGAAAGGTGGTTGTAGACGTGATATACATCTTAGACAGGTTTGCCCGAAACGTTGTGGCGGTCCTGACGAATTCAAGCCCGAAAGCCTGCCCGTACTGGGACGATGCACATACCGAGCAACTCGATACAGGGTACCTAAGTTACTCGTTTCGATGTCCCGCCGATCATCCGACGGCGGAGTTTTTGCGTGCCGAAAACCATGTCCTGATCCGCGATCTTGACGGCATCTATATCCTATTTCAGATCAAAACAGTGGAGGACTCGATCGATAACGGCCAGCATACGAAAAGAGTGCAGGCGGAAAACGCGGCAGTCGGCGATCTTTACGGCACAATCATTCGCCCGACCGTGCAAAACGGTATTACCGCCCGGCAGGCGCTGACCTACGCGCTGCAAGCAAGCGGATGGTTACCGGGCCAAATCGACTGGCAAGGAATCGCGACGTTTGACTGGCAGGATTACCCGACAGCACTCGCAGCCGTCCAAGACATCGGCCGCAAGTTTTCGGGTGAGCTTCGGTTCCGTGTCGAATTTGCGAATGGTGCGGTTGGCAACCGGTACGTCGACTTGACTAAGCGCGGGCGGGTGACTGGTGCCCGCTTTGACTATGGCCGGAATATGCGCGGGATCAAGCGGACCGAGGACAGCTCCGATATGGTGACCGCACTTATCGGTATTGGAAAAGCCGACGAAAACGGGGTTCGGATGACGTTTACCACGCAAAAGTGGGACGAAACCGACGAGCACCCGGCCAAGCCGATTGGGCAGGACTTTATCGCAGACCCAGACGCGTTGCAAAAGTGGGGGCGTGCGGATGGCCGCCACATTATCGGGGTGTTTGAGGATAACAACGCAGATAATCCACTTGTTCTTATGCGTAACACGTGGGAGGAACTCAAGAAACGGAACAGGCCGCGCCTTACTTACGAGCTTGACGCTGTCCTGCTCGAATCCCTGACCGGGTATGAGCATGCAAAGGTAAGGCTCGGAGATACGATCGTCGTAAAAGACATGAGTTTTGTACCATATTTAGCCGTCGAAGCCCGCGTCATAGAGCTAGTACGCAGCTATGCCGATCCGTCGCAAGACAAGGTGACACTAGGCGAATTTAAGCCTCTCGATATCCAGAGTAATGAGCTAATACGGAGGCTTTCCGATATCATTTCGCGTAATTCCGGTAAGTGGGAGGCAATCGGCGACGGTGAGCAGATTTACAAGGGCCCGACACCGCCCGCCAATCCGGCGAAAGATACGATTTGGTTGGATACATCGGCAGAGCCAAACGTCTTCAGGCGGTTTGACGGTAAAGCTTGGGTTGCGGCCAGCCCGACCAAGCCGGGCGATATCGGAGCTGAAACGCCGCAAGGCGCGCAAGACAAAGCGAACAAGGTCAAGGACGACGTAGCTAATGGGAATATAAGCATACCTGCGGACTCCCTAAAAGGGATTATGGATGTTGCCCGTACCAAAATCCGGCAAGGCTCGAATATGTACTGGGATTCGGGCGGCCTCGTCATGGTGAACCCGAATAATGCTAACGAGCGTGTGCGGCTGTCATCCGGTGGCATCGGCGTAAGTACCAACGGCGGGGCATCGTACCAAACGGCCATGACCGGTGCCGGAGTCGTGGCTGAGCGGATTGTCGGAAATGTAATCTCGGGCGTAACGCTCTCAGGTGTAAACCTGACCACATCCAAGGACATTCGGGTCGGCAACAGGATTTACCTCGGTACTGGGGACGGTGAGAAGAGTCTAATTTTCAACGGGAACAGAGGCGTCGGGATATACGGAGGCGGCGGACAGTATAGCTCGGATATATCCTTTCAGGGAAACGGCTTAAATCTCCGTGTAGATCGTGTGTTTTTCGGGCGGAATGCAAAAACGGAGTATACGCAGGACCGGTTCACGCTCCGGAACAACTCGCAGGCATCTGCGGTTTTGAGCTCAAGGCAGCGCCTCGGACCAAAGTCATGGACGAGGGTAAATTTTAACGAAGCGTATGCGGATAACTGGAACGAGTTTAACCGGTCCGCAAACCGGTTTGTCGTAGGTATGGACGGTACCTACCTCGTCCAACTGTCGCTTGGATTTAACCTTGAGGACACACATAACGGGCCGCATCGGGTATCCATGGCCGTATATAAAAACGGAACCGAATACTCTCAGGTATTTTACACCACCTACGCAAATGACATTTTGATAGCTACGGGTACTTGTATTATATATGGAGCCAAGCGTGGTGATTACATCGAAGGACATGCGTATACCACTAGCCTGAGCGCGTATATCTCGGCAGATTCAAAAATATCCGCAATGAAATTATGGCGATTGGGGTGAGGAAGATAGAACGATTTAACATAGCTTTGGCTATCACGGGACTTTTCCCCGAAGCGGATTCATCGCGTGATTTTATCGTTATGGATGACGGATATGGGAATCAATGGATTGCCGAGTGGCATCTGGACGCTCCGATTCCAACGAAAGAAGAGTTGCGGGAGGGTTACAAAAAGTACCTAGAGGCGGAAGCGAAGAAACCAAGGCCGGCGAGCCTAAAGGAACTCCGATTAGAAAAAGACCTCGCAATCGCGGAGATTACTCGGGCGCTGGCGGGAAATACGCGGGATGTATTTACGAAGGAGTCCAGTGTCGTCGGTACGTGGCTCCGGCTGATTAAGCAGGAAATCGTGACAGCCGAGGATGTACCGGAATTTCTCAATCTTCGCGAGGTGGTTTTGCATACTATAGAGGAGGACGGACTGTGGAACGTATAGACACCGCATTAAAAACAGGGGTTGCAAGTGTAGGCGGCCTCACATCTTTCTCGTTTGGGGGCTGGCCGATGTTACTACAAGTATTACTCGTACTGGTTGTTGTAGATTACGCAACCGGCTTAATGGCCGCCGGAACGCAGGGAGGTCTCAAAAGCGAGGTTGGCCTAAAGGGGATTGCCCGCAAGGTATTTATCTTTTTTATCGTGGCCGTTGCACATCAAATTGATCTCGTGCTTGGCAATCAGCATATGATCCGAGACGCTACGCTATTTTTCTATGTGGCCAATGAATTGCTGAGCATCATTGAAAACGGCGGCCGGCTCGGGGTCCCGCTGCCTAACGTGATCAAGCAGGCAGTAGGCGTTTTAAAGGAAAAAAGCGAAGGGGGAAACAAGAATGAGTAAACTATGCTTGGATTTTGGTCACGGAGGGAAAGATTCTGGGGCAGTGGGGCACGGCATGAAGGAAAAGGATATCGTGCTGGACGTTGGCCTAAGAACGCATAAGATATTAACTAACGCCGGGATTGACGTCCTACTTACACGCTCAGATGATACCTTCGTTGGGTTATCCGACCGGGCTAGAAAAGCGAACAACTGGAGCGCAGATTTATTCGTCTCTCTCCATAACAATTCGGGCGGCGGCTACGGATTTGAGTCGTTCACCTATTTGAAAACGGATAGTAAGACCGACCAGTACCGGGCGGCAATCCACAGCGAAGTAGCTCCGCTGTTCAGGCGTGACCGAGGCATGAAACAAGCAAACCTAGCTGTATTGCGGGAAACAAGGATGCCCGCGTGTCTGCTGGAACTCGGGTTTATTGATAATGCGGATGATGCAGCCGACCTAGCGCGAGATGACTTCCGGGATAAGTTGGCCGTGGCTATTGCAAACGGAATCTTGAAAGCATTCGGTATGGGGCCGGTTAGTCATCGGGGGGCAGGGCGGCCGGTTGACGCCGGAATTGCCGAGAACGTGATTAATTCGTTTCTGGTCAAAGGGCGTTACGATGCCCACGCGGCAGGCAATGCGGAATCCCGTGACTGGATTCGTCTTTGCGAGGATGAGCTTCGGGCATCTGCGGGCTTGCACCCGGCAGGACCGGGCAGACCGCTTAACCCGGACATTGCACAAAACGTGATTAATTCGTTTCTGGGGCCGGGTTGGAAGGACGCGGACGAGGCGGGAAATACGGAGTCACGCGACTGGATTCACCTTTGCGCGAATGAGCTGCGGAAGGCGTCCGGGTTGCCGACGGAGGATTGACGGTGGACCCGCAGGCGACGGGGCTTGCGGGTCTATAAGTCCAATTTCAAAAGGAGGATGTATTATGGAAATCGGTGAAGCGTATGAAGCAGGCAGTGAATTAACCCAGCACTTGGAAGTGAATGGACGTAAGTTCTATTATAACCCTAGAGATATCACCATCGATGAGGAAGTGCTGTCTATGGTTAAGTCTGTTAACGGACCAGATTCAACATACGTGGTGTACAGAGATGAGTCGGTAGGGGTGGTAATATACTAA